TTCCACTACTTCTTGTGATAAAAGATTGTGATTAACTTCATTATCAATTAATAAATTTTCCAAAGTTTCTTTTACTAGTTGTCGTATATGTGTTTCATTTAAAAATATCTTTTTCATATATTGCAATATTTTTTTATAAATAGTTTTGTATGAATGAAAAAATATTGACTATTCTTTATAAAAGATTTATTTTTTAAATAAAAAAGATATGAAATTAAAGGATTTGACAATACGTGAACTAATTGATGCTGATATTGCAGCTAGTTTAATTTGTAAAAACTATGAAAATGGTATTAAACAATATGATGGTTCAATAAAGAAAAACACAGCTGAGTACGCGGCGTTTTCTTATTTTAACGATGTTCACTTAACAATACTTAAGGAGCTAGAAAATAGACTTAGAAAAATGGAATAATTTATGTTTAAAAAGATTAAATATAAGATACGGTTATTGTGGCATTCTTTATTCTATGGAATGCGTGGGGCTGATATTGTCATAAATGGCCCAGCTGGGTCGTCAGAAGGGGTTGAAATAATACAACAAAAAGCTATTGGTGGTGGAGTTTTTGCTGATATGTTAGAAGAAAAACAAACCCAGCAAGTAAAAGAAACCGTTGATGCGTATTATCGAGTATATAAAGAGGCTGATAAATGGGATACGTCAGGTATTAAAATAATTGGGGAAGATGAAAACGGAGTTATATTTAGTAACACAACATCATTAAAAAAGAAGACAAAAGCCGATTTTATGAAACATCCTCCAGTTTTCAATCCAAGTAATTTTCCAATCAGAACAATTCAGGACAATAAGCATTTTGAAAACCAATACAACCAAACCACCTCAATATATCTTTATGACACAACTCTAAATGTAACAAGAGATGATTTTACTCCAAGATTTTTTATTGAAAAACTTGTTACTAAAATGGTTGTAAGAACTCCAGAAAAAAATGGGGCTATTGTTGATTTATATGTTCCAGCTGAGGCTTCACAATTTGGTAAAATAGATGCTATAATTATTTCTCAATTACATACATTAAGAAAAGAAGAAAAAACTAAATCAGACTTGGTTGATATTAAAACTTTAGAATGGTTTTCCGATAAAGCTTGGAATAGTGAAGATATGTGTTCTTTCAAATATTCAGTTAGGCAACTAAATGCTATTAATTTATATGATGGGCACTTAATACTTTCTTATGCTTGTGATGTAATTGAAGACGGCATTGACTTAACAGCAAAACATAGGACTAAAGAATTAGATGAAAAATATGCAATAGAAGCACCAAAGAGAGATAATATCGATATTTTTACATATGAAAGACATATAAATAGAAAAAAAGAAAAACAAAATAACGAAATAGATACCGATAATCTCGATAGCAAGATAATAAAATTATCTTGACAAAATAACATAAAAAAAGTATTTTAATAGAAAAAAGGGATGAGAATAGCAATAGATATTAATGACGTAGTAAGAGATTTTTCAAACAATTTTGTGCGCTATTATTTGGAGGGGTATAATAGGGAGTTCGACTTATCTGATTTTGAATTTTGGACAAATGATTATACTGCATTATTTCCATTTAAAAGCAAACAATCTTATAATAACTTTGTTTATAATGATTATGCATTTGAATTATTTGGAAAATGTGGCACTTGTTATAGAGGTTTGGAACAAGAGTTAAATACTTGGACCGAACAAACTATTAAAGATATTGATACTGAAGAACCGATAGACATTATATTTGTATCACCAATGGAGTATGGTTTATCAATTGGAAATACGTATTTCTTTTTATCAAAATTAGGAACTAAAGTAAGGGAGGTTTATTTACCAATAGACTCTCAAACAATTTGGGATACTTGCGATGTTTTAATAACTGCAAATCCTAATTTATTGAATACGAAGCCAGAAGGTAAAGTTAGTATTAAAATTAAAACAGAATATAATAACGATTCGGAGGCAAACTACTCATTCAACGATTTGAGCGGTTTTATTTCGAACCCAGAAAATACTGAGAAAATATTAAATGAGTTTGTTAAGTAAAAAAGATAATAAAATAAAATTTGGGAAATATTCTTACCAGATTAATTTTGAAAAATTAAGAGAAATTTGCCTTTCTTCGACTAACGACTTAGGGACAAAAGAAATTCAAATCGTTCAAACATATGATTTTGATGAAAGAGATGAAGCTAATTTAGCACAAAAAATAGAACATGAAACTAAAACATTAGGAGGAAATCAAAATGGAATGATTTATGAAATTTTAAAGTTACTCATCATTTCATTATTGGAAAATGGTGACACCGAAAAAGAATTTTCAATGACATTTGGATTGTCGATTGCAATAAATACTCTCTTAGAATGGGGAATAATAGAAGAAATAAAATAAAATATGGCTGAAATGACAAAAAAAGAAATGCTTAGAATTGTTGATGAAAACATTTCTAGGTTAGAAAATAAAGATTACACACTATACTTTTTTGTATTAGATACGAAGGGTAACCCATCGTCTTCATTAGAATATATTTATAAAACGGCATTGACACTTTCAAAACGTGGCCACAATGTCGTAATGTTACATCAAGAAAAAGATTTTGTGGGTGTAGCTGATTGGCTTGGAGAAGATTATGCCAATCTAAAACATTCAAATGTTGAAACTGATAATATTGAAATAAGTGCTAGTGATTTTTTGTTTATACCTGAAATTTTTGCGAATGTTATGTTACAAACAAAAAATTTGCCTTGCAAAAGAGTAGTAATAGTACAAAACTATGGCAACATAACTGAATTTATGCCAGTATCGCAGACATTGGAGTCATTAGGTATTATTGACGTGGTTGCCACCTCCAAAAAACAAGAGGAAAAGATTAAGGAATATTTTCCAAATATTCGAACACATATTGTATCTCCCGCAGTGGATAATGTGTTTAGGGATTCAACTAATGAGCGAAAGTTGATTATAAACTTACTTGTTAAAGAACAAAGTGATGCAAATCGAATCGTAAAACCATTTTATTGGAAAAATCCACTATATAGGTGGGTATCATTTAGAGATTTAAGAGGTCTACCAAAAGAAGTTCTCGCTGAAGCGTTAAGAGAATCGGCAATTACTATTTGGGCAGATGATAAAACGGACTTCGGAATTTCCCTACTTGAAGCTTTGCGATGTGGTGGATTGGTTTTGGCTAAAATTCCAGAAAATCTTGAAGATTGGATGATTAAAAATGATGAACTTACCGACTCAATATTATGGTTTAATGGTATTGATGATGCAAGCAATATGATATCATCTGTCGTTAGAAGTTGGACCATGGACGCGGTACCAGACGAAGTTTATCAAAAACAAAAAGAATTAAATGATATTTTCACCGAAGATATTCAAGAAAAAGAAATAATTGAAGTTTATGAAAAAAATATTATAAACAAACGTTTGAGTGATTTCAAAGAGACTAAGGTGGATATTGAAAATAATGTATTAAAAACTAAGGAAGAGTAATGAAGAACATAACAATTATCGTCCCAGTATTTAAACTTGGGGAAGGTGAGAGAAAAAATCTTTTCGTTAAAGCAATTGAAAGCACTCAAGGTAATAATGTTGTTGTTGTAGGTTCCGCTGAAGATATTGAAGTTGTAAATGAACTTAATTTAGGAAAAAATGTTAAAACAATAGTAAACACTACAAATAATAGAGATTATCAGAAACAAGTAAACCTTGCTTTAGAGGAGATTAAAACCGAATTCTTTTCAGTATTAGAGTATGATGATGTATATACACCAATTTGGTTTAATAATGTAGAAAGATATATTTCATCTGAAAGTGATAACATTTTTGCATATCTTCCATTAACTGAGATTGTTGATGTAAATTTTGGACCAATTGGTTATGCCAATGAAGCTGTGTGGGCATCATCTTTCTCAGAAGAGATAGGTTATTATGATAGTCAATCACTTGAAGACTATTTGAATTTTAATGTGTCTGGTGGCGTTTTTAGAAGAGAAGAATTTCTTCAACTTGGTGGTCTTAAGGAGTCAATGAAGATTTCATTTTGGTATGAATTTTTGCTAAGGGCTCTATATAAAGGTAAAAGAATATATGTAATACCTAAAGTTGGTTATATCCATACCGTTGGACGAGAGGAATCACTAACAAAGATGACAATGAATAATATGGAGGAAAAAGAAGCTAATTGGTGGATTGATTTAGCTAAAAAGGAATACTTTTTCCCTCATGATAGAAATAAAACTTATCAAGAAGAATAACCTATACGATGCGATTAAGAGGGGTTGCATTAAACCCCTCTTTAAACATTAAGGAAAGACTCTTTTTGATAGGGTGAATAAAAAGAAAGTACATTGTTATAATGTAGAAGATGTTTTGCAGAGTGTGGAATAATACCCACATTATTATGGCAAAAAGAGGAAGAAAACCAAAAGAACGAAAAGGCTATTTTTACGAGAACGAAGAAGATGCAATAGTCCAATATATTAATGAAGCTGATATAAATATAAAAAATAAAATTTTTAACGATGTTTTATACCCAGCTTTAACTAAAATGATAGAATCAATTATAAGAAGGTATAAATTATTTGTTCCAGATGAAGATTTCGACCAGAATTTTAATGATACAATTTCATACCTTTTAACAAAGATAGATAATTTTAAACCAATAATTACTGGTTATGAAAAGATTGAAGAAGGGGATATAACAGACCTTTCCAAATTTGTTGAAATGTCAGAAGAAGATTTAAAATTAAAGGTTAGAAATGCTTCAGATGATGACCCAGAGTATATTTTTGTTTATTCTGGAGAAGATAAAGACACTCTCGAATCAATATATAACTTTTACAAAAAGGAAACTCACAATTATAAAGCGTATTCTTACTGTGGCACCGTATGCAAAAACTACCTAATGTTTAAATCGACACAGTATGCTAAGAGAAAGAAAAAAAATATCTCATATGATAACATAGTTGAAGAGTTATCCAATAATTCTAGATATTCAACGGAAGATAATTCATCCCCAGAAGTTGCTGAGAAATTAGTATGTAAAATGGCAAATGAGATAGAAGGTATGATTAATGATTCGGAAAATTTTTCATTAAACGAAAACGAAGTGAAGGTTGGAAGAGTCCTTGTGTCATTACTTAGAAATTGGGAGGAAATATTACCCGATGGCGGGAGTAACAAACTTCAAAAAAGTTCTATCCTGTATCATTTGAGAGAAGAAACCATGATGAGTACAAAAGAAGTCAGGGATAACATGAAAAAATACAAAAATGCTTATAAATTAATTAAAAAGGCAATTCTTGAGTAACTATAAAACTTATTATTAGCTATTTATTGAGTAAAAGGATTATGGAAAACAAAAGATATAAAGTAAGATTAAATTCGGTCGAAAAAATAGAAGAACTTCTTCAAGAAGTGTATGACCAAGCTTGCCGACAAATCAATGAAATTCAAAATGAAATTAATAAATTGGTTAATTCAACTAATTTAGGTGATGAAAATTTCACAATGGAGGACAAAGC